TTTGTGCATTGAGAGCGGCGTTTCTACTCATGAGTTCTCGTTTACTCATTTTATTTTTAGATGTCGACTCCTCGTTTTTCGCATTGCATACTCTAACTAATGTCAAGAGTCTATTTATATGCCACTTCTGACATTCAAACGGGATTTGTAATGCTACCATCCAGTAATATATTAATTCGGATGTTATTATATCTTTTGACTTTGATTTATTTGGTTCTTCCTTAAACCACGTAGCGGTCATAGGATTTTGGATATAATCTACAATATCATTAACATTTTGTTGAGACATCATATAATATACTTTGTCATCTACTTTTCCCGGAGATATTGTCATGCATTTAATATAATCTATAATCTCTTCTTGAGACAAATCATTAGTATGCTGGAGAAATGGTTTATGCCATTTTGATTCCCATTTTGATATGGAGATTAAAGAATGTTCTAATTGTAAAGTTACTGGCTGTATTTTTACAAACTCTTGTGTTCTCTCATTAAATGCTTCCGGGGGATCGACACAAATCTCTAACATTATGTTACGGACGGGGTATTACCAGCCGTCAAATTTTCTACTTTAGCTTTTGCCTGAGCTGCCAGCTTCGAAGGGACTATCTTATTGATGAACTCAGCTGCTGCTTTTTCGTCAGTAGCCAATTCCATATAAAGCGCACCATAAGCGGGTGTCTCCATGAATTCCTCAACATACTCGGGCTTCTTAATAAATCTTCTACCATCTTCAGACTTAATACCATATGATCTAATAATAATATCCTTGAGAATATTAACAAGTGCAGCTGTATCCTGAGCTTCTACGAGCTTGTCAATCATTGCCTTAAATCCGCCCTTTACACTCAATTCCATATCTGTAAGTTCTACTTCTGAAAGATTGAAATAGAAGTCCTCTGTTCTTTCCACGTCATTATAATCGGTATATGTTATTGTCTTCTTATACATAATTTTGGTCTCCTTTTAAAAATAATAAAAATAAGGGGCCAGCCGAACTGAATACCCCAAAAAATATAAATTGATTTTATTAGCCAGCAGCCATGAGGTCCATGATCTCTTCGGGGAGAGGAAGTCTAGAAGCAGCACCAGCTGTCTTAGAATAATACTCACCTTCAGAGAAAGTAGGAGCGACGTCACCAGTAACAGCAATATACTTGCCAGTACCGTCCTTTGTGTAATAATTAGCGTAATTTGTCGACCAGTCTTCAGGGACTGTGGTGAGCTTTGTGTATGTATCATCGCTTCCCTCGAGAATAGCAAGAAGCTTATTATACTTTGCTTCATCTGTCTTTGTAGAATCGATGATTACATTAGCTGTAGGTCTGAAACCTTTTACAGGAACAGGAGTTGTTGTAACTTCCCAAGAGAAGTTAATAGCCTCAGGGGAATCATTAACTGTAGAATATCCCTTCTGAGTGGTTGAAGCACGGCAACCATAAATGAGGTGGATCTTCTCACCATAAGAATCGCCTTCTGAGTCATTACCGAGTCTTGTTCTATAAGCAAAACCGAAAGACTTTCTTTCCTGCTGACCGATGCTTACACCCTTAGCGATATCTGCTGAACCATCACATACACCGAACTCATCAGGATATGTGTAAGCCTCGATTGTGCACCCGAATTCCTCTGCAGAATACAGGTTCAAATACTTAATATTATCTGCATAAATAGGTGAAGCCTCTGCTCCAGAAGGAGACTCGGTTACGGCTGTAAGACCATTCCAAGCGACACCCTCGCCATAAGAACCTGATTCATTAACGAACAAAATACCATGATCGACACCTGTCTCGTAGAACTTTTCGCCGATCTGATCCCAAAGCAATTTAGCCATTTGTTTGTACCTCTTTCTGTATTAATGTTATCACATCATGGTAAAAACCATCTTTTACATAACTAGCAGAAAGCCTAGTCATTGGTATTTGAAGTATCTTCTTTATTGCCGAATGATCAGGGCTTTTGCTAATCACTATTATTTTGTATGTTGTATAATCCAAATATTTAATATTATCGGCTTTTATATCATTTATATAAGTACGATTATATACAATACAAGGAAAATTCATTTTTTGACTCTCGGGGGGATTATAATAGACATTATTAGATCCTAAAATATCATGTAATTCTCTACTAAGAGTATATCTATTCTTCGCCATTATAAACACCCCCAAGAGTCAGTATAAGTCTTGGGTATTGGACGTCTACATTAGTTACTGTCCATTTTGTACCCATAAACGTCGCGTAAACTATATTATGGAAGTTTTCAAAAGCGTAAGGATCGCCTACTATACTTAAAGAGTTATTACATTGAGGAGTCTTTATAGTGGTGTTTTCACCGTTAACCATTCTCGATGTATTTTTTATAACATCTCCATAATGTTTGTGCGGTGTGATCTTATCCTCCCAAATATCAGTATCTACCTCAATGGTTTCTCTATAACCAATATTTCCGCAATACTTACTCATTTTGATTTTCTCCTATTAGCCTTCAGATGATGCAGCTGTGAACTCCATAATAATAGCAGAGAACGGCTTTGTAAGCATGCCAGAAAGCCTTGTCTCCAACAGATATGTATACTTGTTGTAATCGATATCGAAATCGTCGAAGAGTGTTGTCTCGCCACCCTTATCCATACCGATTGTATAGTCTGTGAGGTTAACGATGATACCAGCAAGCTCGAAAGTCTTCTCTGTCTCTTCACCCTCGTCTTCAACTCTTGTGATATTGTCGAACATAGGAACTTCTGTAAATCCACGAACTCTCATAGCTGTGGACAGAGATGTCTCAGAATCGTAGATTCTTCTGCCCATAGAATCCTTGATAAGAAGCATCTCAGCAAGTCTAGAAGGACCTGTATAGAACTTAGGGGAACCAGAACCCTTATAATCTACACGAGCTCTAACTGCCTCATCAATAAGGAGCTCAGCCTTATCGGCAGCGGTGGCATTGGAAGGAACCTCAATAATTCTTCTATATGCGAATGTAGCAGAAGAAATATTATGACCATTAAGCTGAGAATCGTAGCCAACAAGAGGAGAAACATCCTTGTAGATCGGGATGACCTTCTCTTCCTTAATCTTATGAGGATCAGAGTTAGCTCTACCATCACCAACAAGAATAGCTCTTGCAATTTCTTCCTTAAGCTTAATGCGCATCTCGGACTTAACCCAAGCAACAACATCAAGGTCTGTAATATCGAGAATGTCATCTCTATCAAACTTCTGGAGCTTGTAGATTGTCTGAGGTGTTACTTCTCTCTTAAGCAAACCGAACTGCTCCTCTACCTTCTTTGTGCCCTTAACATATCCAAGAGCACGAGCCTCATCCATAGTAATATCAGCAGCGAGTGTCTTGAGTCTTGACATAGGGCTCTTATGAACAGAATTCATTACATCGGATACCCACTCCTGATCATCATTAATGATCTGGGGTTCCTTGTTGAGAAGCTTTGCCTCGGGGAGCAAATAATCAATATTAACAATACCATGTGCAAGGAATGTGTCCTTAAGGCTTGCCTTATTATTTACAGCTTCCTGGAAAATGGACTCAATCTCGGAATGAGAAAGTGTATCGTTCTGCTCTTCGCTTGTTCTATCAAAAATGTTCTTTTTCATTTCATCGTCTCCTAAATCATCATGTTCTGCTTCGCCACCCTGATCTTCGAGAGCAGCACCTATCAAATAATACATAACGTTCTTCTGCTCTTCACTCATAGAGTCAAGAACATCCTGTATAGTCTTATCGTTCTCGGCCATCTTCTGGTCCTCCTTATCATCTGAATGTTCTACTTCCTCGGACTCTTCATCTTTGGATTCGTTGTCTTCGGATTCTTCATTTTGATTTTTGTCGTCTTCATCTTCATCTTCATCTTCGTCATCATCACTATGAACAATATCCGAATCTGAATAAATAATTGCTTCATCGTCAAGTTCGGTATATGTACCATCGCTATGAGCAATACTAATATTATCTATAAATGCTCCGGGGTTAGCTCCAGCAAGAACAAGGCTAACCTCTCTAATTGTCCCATGAATAACATCGCTGCCATTCTGGACAAGCTTATTAGCAAATATAGAAAGTTTTGATACATCGCCATTGGCTATCATCTCTCTCATATCTTCGCCACGCTGAGTATGATTAAGATAACCATAGCAATATACGCCATCTTCACGATTCTCAAGTACAGCATGCCCAAGCACATTATCTGGATTATCATGGACGTGCTGCCATACCAAAGGAACCGTCTGTCCATCGTTATCCTTAAATGCATTCTTACGAATGGTTCTACCATCACCGCACTTAAGATCATTTCTAGTGGCATAACCACTAAAATCCCATTTTGCCATTTGTTCCTCCTTTATCACTTCTTTTTATTTCGTTTTATATAATCAGATATAGCATTTAAATAACTAGCGCCGACTGTTTTTCCGGTTTTACTAGAACTACTTGACGATTTCGATTTCTTCTCTTCCTGGAATGCAGGATTGGCTCTGATCTTATCCATTTCATCGACCATAATCTGACCATACTTTTCTTCCAATTCTTCTGCTATCTTTTGATAATTAGCTTTTACATTCTCTTTGCCAGCTTCTGTTGCTTCTTTTGCTTTTGCAGTATCTTCCTCTGCTCTAGATGACAACTGTTCAGCGGTTGATGCATAATTACTTTGCGCTGTAGCATATTCTTCGGCAAATTGATCGGCTAATGCATCTCTATTCTTAGAATTAACTTCTTGAAGTTGCTCTATCTGATTTTCAAAACCACGTCTAGCTGCAGCGCTAGGAGCACCTTCCATCTTTTCACGTAACTGAGTTACTTGATTCTGTATACGTTCAGAAGAATTAGCTATTACTGTTTGAAGTCTTGCTTTTGCGGTCTCAATGTTTGCTGATGTTGCGTTTCTTGCGGCCTCTAATGCAGCGGAAAGATTATTAGATATACTCTCAACCGTTGTTTCTAGATCCGTATCGAGTTGCTCTATCTTTCTTTTTGCTTCTTCTGTATGAAGCCCCAATTCTTTAGCATGCTCTTCATCAACCTGTTTCCGCATATATTCGGCGACCGCTTGGCCTTCTTCATTAAGACCAGCATTAGATCTTCGACCCTTTAACTTCTTGGTTTTCTCATAATATTCATGAGCTTTGTCAGGATCGTAATATTTTGAAGCGTATCCTCCCGGAGGTTCATTAGCGCCTGTATGGGATAACGAATCATGATACATATTTCGCATATCTTCTAGTTCAGAATCGATATTTTCCATCTGTCCATACTGATCGTTTGCAAATTGTCCATAATCCATAGGGTACTGCTCATAACCCATCTCGCCGTCAGCTGTATTAATATTTCTATTAACAAGCATATCGGCTCTTGGGTCATCGGCGGGCTTGAAACCTAGACTACCTCTAAATTCATTAGGAGTAAGAATCTCATTCCTAGATAAGCTATTAGAAAGATCTGCCAATTCAGTAATGGGAACCAACTTAAGAGGATCTCTAAAGAACATAATTCTTTGTCTCTGTGTCCTTCCTGTTTTGGTTATGAATTTTCTTTGGCATTCTTCCGTTATAGCCGAGATTATAGGTTCTATAGTCCGGTTATAATAATTCAACATCTCTTTATCATCTGCCGTACCATTAAATACTGCTTCTGTCAAACCAAGCTGACTGTAAAGAACTTTTGTCAAATATTCGATTTGCTGCAACAAATTGTTTTCTATGGGGTGGCCAAGCTGGACGATCTTTTCTGTTCCATCTGTATATGCTATACCATATTTACTATTCGTTAACTGCTCTTCGATCTCCGACCTTCTCTGTTCTGCCTGTTTCTTTCGTGCTTCAGATTTT